GCCTGTGCCGCCCACGTTGTTGTTGACGAACGTGTAGACGTAGGACGTGGCCTGGTTGGTGATCACCACGCCGTTCGGGCCCGAGCCGGTGACGATCGTCTCGCTGTAGTCGGTGCGGTACTGGCTGCCGCTGTCGTCGTTGATGCCGTTGGCGATGGCCACGAAGTCGCCATCGTCGAAGGTGTTGGTGGTGGTCACCGACACGAGCTCGGTCACGCCGTTGAAGATCTTGGCGATCACTGTCTTCGTGCCGTCGTCGTTCAGCGTCGCGGTCACGTCGAACTGGTATTCGGTGGCGCCCACGAGCGGCGTCATGGCGGTGATCAGCAGGTTGGCCACGCTGTAGATCGCGCCCCAGGCCGTGGCCTTTCCGATCACGATGAAGCCGTCCTGGTAGCGCACGCGGATGCCAGCGCCGGTGCCGCCAGCGGCCGCCACGTGGATCGCGGCCTGCAGGTGCGTGTCGGCCGTCATCGTGAACTTCTGGCGCACGCGCACAGCGGTCAGGCCGGCGATTCCGAAGTTCCGATAGGCGTAGGCCTCCTGCCCCGGGTTTTTGTTCTCGTCGTAGAGGATGGTGTAGACGCCCGCCCCCTGGGTCACGGTGGCGTAGGTGGCGCCGATGATCGGCGCGTTCACGCTCCAGGACGTGGCCAGCTCGTCGCCGGCGTCGGTCGTGTTCACGTTGGTGGTGGTCGGCGTGCTGTCGACCCCGATCGCCAGGTTGCTCGGCGCGGCCGTCGGTGCCGGCATGCCCACCGGGTATGTCGTCACCGGGAACGGCTCGGCGCCTGTCGTGGCCAGTGCGTAGGTGGTGTAGCGCGGCGTCGCGTACAGGCTCGGCGCGGTCAGGAAGGTGAAGTAGTTCGTGTCGCCCGGGATCGGCCCGCGGGCCACGTCGACGTCAGCGTTCCAGGACAGCCACGAGCCGTTGAGCTTGTAGATCGTCGTCGCGGCGGCGGCCAGCACCTTCTCGCTGACGAACTGGCGCCAGGCGAGAACATCCCCGGTTTCCATCCTGCAGTTGACTGCTGACTGAGCGGATTCCACCGGCAAAAGCCGCGGAGAAATCCGCGGCGCCTCGCCAATGAACTTCTGAACGTCGATCATGGCGAGGATGATAGGTTGGCTTCGCCGCGGAAGGATTGGATGTCGAGTTTCATGGGCACATCACCGCGGGGGTTCATGATGGCGCGCTTCATGGGTGGGATTGTATGGTCACTCAAACGTGACCGGATCGCAAAGACCGCCTGGCCCGGGGTTATAAGCTGGCAAAACAGGATACCCCGTACCAAATTCTGCCCATGTCACGCCATCGTCTGAATAACTGAGTTTGCAGGAAACCGGCCACCAGATTGGGGGAAAGTTGTTGCCGTACCGCCCAATTTGGATTGCGCTCACTCGACGTGGCGTAACGAGATCAAAGGTTATGTAGGGATTTGGCGAGTTGGTCAAATCCCAGTTGAACCAGTGCGCGTACGAAATATCGCCGTCGGTCATGTACACAAGGTTTTCAAGGTTTTGTGGCACGGGGTCGGTTGTGACCAGTATTCCGCCTGAGACAACAGAGCCGTCTTCAAGTAGCTGAAGTTCTGTCATCGCGATGTAGAGCCCCTCCGCTATCGTGAATGATCCGACGCGCCAATACCGATGCGGAAGATTGGTGATTGCCGGGCCACCGGTGATGCGGAAGGTCGCCACATGGCTGTTCTCTCCAACCCCGCGGGTCACCAGTGCAACGGCCGGGTCCACCACCACGTTGATCACCGCCGGCCGGTCGTTCCCGATGTCCACCCCGTCGTGCCGCACCTGCAGCATGCGGCCCGGCATGCCCTGCACGGCGTCGCTGCGAGCGGCGGGGACCATCTCGAAGCCTGGGACGTAGATCGGCGCTCCGCCGGGGGTCACGTCGGTGATGGGGGCGCCGTTGTGCAGGATCTGCATCAGGCGGCCCAGGCGACAAAGCCGGTCGGAATGGCATGCACCATCTGCACCGCTGCTGTGTGCAGGAGCACGTTGAACTTGAAAGGCTCGGTCGTCGGCCCGAACGACACGTTGTTCCCTGCACTCGCTCCGATGAAGAAGTCCCCAGGGGTGAATGTCGCCGTCGGCGTCGTATCTGTTGCGGGATCACCGCCTCCAACCCACGCATCGGCATTCAACGCCATCCACAACTTCCCGGCGTCAAGGTCAGCAGCAATGCGAATCACGTCTTCCGCAGCGACAATTCTCCCGGCGCTGAATCCATACAGGTCTGATGCTCCTTTGAAGATGCGCGAAGTGTTCAGCCCCCACCCGATTCCGCCGCCAGCTGCGCCACTCACCGAAGACGATTCTCCAGTCGCAGCACCTGGCAAAGTGGTGATGCCAACCTCGAACAATCCAGGGGAGGAATACTCGAAAAAGGCGGCCTCACCCATCTGCACTTCCGCATACCTCTTTCCGGTGCTTCTGGTGTGGTTGGTCACCACGTTGCTCATGTTGCTCACGGAGCCGGCCATGGTTTCAACTCGGGATGTAGTAGATGTAGGCGTCGTAGTTTGAGTCTGCGAAGACCCATACATTCGGAGCGATGAGCGCGGCCGATGATGCTGTCACCGGATCCCACGTCACTGCCTGCGTAACTCCACCGGTGATCTTCAGCGTCACGATGTGGCTGTTCTCGCCCACGCCCCTGGTCACGGACCACACTGCCGGGTCGACGATGAAGTCGAGCACCGCCACGTCCACCGGCTCGGGCGGGCGGATTGGCTGTCCGGTGGCCGGGGTGAGCTCGAAGGCCATGGTCAGGCCAGTTCGATCGTCACCGTGTCGATGTCTTCACCGGTGCCGCGGCTGATGGCCCACTCGGCTCCCACGAAGTCCAGCACCTGGATGCCCGGCCCGAGGCTGGTACCGTTCACCCGGATGTCGAGGAACTGGGGAAAGCGCTGCGGGGCCTTCGGCGGGGCGCCGGCCGGGCTGGCGGGGGTGAGGCCGAAAGTGCTCATGGTGTGCTCCGTCAGATGGCCTGCCGTCCGGTGCGCACGCGCGCGGTGCGGGGGCCGTTGTTGCCGCTGGGGAATGCGCCGGCGTTGTAGCTCGACTCGGCGGCGCGGATTCCGTCGTACATGCCGCTGTTGAAGATGGCCCACTGCCGGGCCGATTCGTTCTGGTCCTGCCACTTCGTGCCGCCGATGTTCAGCAGGTAGCCCAGGGCGCCGGCGCGCAGCACGTACTCCCAGTGCTGCACCAGGGCGCTGTCGATCTGGTTAGAGCCGCGGGCCGGCATCAGCACGAGCCCGACGGCCAGGTCGTAGGCGGTGTCCGGCTTCGGGTGCACCTCGAACTGCTGGGGCGGGTTGAACTGGTACAGCTGCGGGATCTGCGCGGCGTCGTTGGCGTCCCAGAGGTTCGATGCGCTCTCGGTCATCGGCTTCCACTGGCCATCGGACTGCCGGATGCTGATCCCGCTGATGCCTGCCACCTCGCTGTAGGTGTCGCTGCCCAGGTCGATGGTGCTGTGGTAGCGCGCGCGCTGGATGGTGTAGGCCTGCCCGCTCAGGGTGGCGCCGGCGTAGACGGTCGTGAGCACCAGGGCGGTGGCGCTGGTGACGCTCTCGATCTCGTAGGACTCGCCATCGGGGCCAACGAACGTGTCACCGGCCTGCGCCTGGTCGACGTTCGGGCTGATCTCGGTGGTCCAGGCGGTGCTGGTGCCGGTCACGGCCGCGCTGCCGTTGGTCACGGCCACGGTGCCGGTGGTGTAGTCGGTCAGCACCGGGGCGACGGTTGCGCCCAGCAGCGTCGAGCGTAGCCAGCGCGTCTTCGAGCACCACATGCGCGCCGCGTCGACGAACGCGGTGGTCATCACGGTGTTGTGGCAGCCCCGGCACTTGACGTGGATCGGGCCCAGCAGGTCGTAGACGGCGGTGAAGCTCACTGCGGCCCTTTCTGGCCCACCTGGGCGCTGATGGCGATCTGCGATTGCGAGCTGACGCCGAGCAGCTTCATGGCGCGGTCCATGTAGTAGCTGGTCTTGGTCAGGTCCTTGCGCGTGGTGTCCTCGGAATAGGCGAAGGAGCACACGATGTCGATCAGCACCTGCTCGTACATGTCGTTCAGGTTGATCGCGCCGCTGGTGGCGCCGATGGCTGTTGGCGTGGCCCCGTACGCGCAGTCGATCTCTCCGGTTCCGTCGTTGGGCGGGAACACCTCGAACTGGGTCGGGTTGCGCGGGTCGGTGGTCCAGTGCTGGACCTCCTGCTCCTGCGTGGCTGCCGGGTAGTAGATCGAGGCCGCGTCCTGCATCTCGGCGTTGACCTGGGAGATGCGCCGCTTCTGGCCCACGGCGTTGGCGTAGACCTGGATCATGCCGACGGCGGTCGCTGGCAGGGTCTGCACGTAGCCGGCCACGAGCGCGAGGCTGGTGTCGCGCACCGGGTATGCCTCGTGCTTCTCGACCACCACCAGGCGCTCGGCCCGGTTGATCATGCTCAGAAGCGTCGCATCCACCCATGTCACACCTGGGGACGGATCCAGCAGAACCCGTCGCACGCTGGTGATGATGGCGCTGGCCAGGATGGTGCCCATGGATCAGGAGAGGTTCGCGTCGGTTTCTTGGGCGGCCAGGAAGCGCACGCGCAGGTTGGCGGATGAAAGCATCGCGTGGAGCTTGTAGCCGCGCTTCTCGGCCTCCTCGCGCAGCTTGTCGTCTGGGATGTCGGCGATCTGCTCGGCAGTGACGCGCTTTGGCTTGTAGGTGGCGTCAGGGTTGGCCGTGTCGATTGCCTTGTCGAGCTTTTCGGTTGCTTCGGCGGCCGACTTCAGCGCGGCCTGGCGGTCCATCTCGGCGGCGGTGACTGGGTGGGCCAGCCGGTACACGTCGGGGTGCAGCGCCATCTTCGGCCACGCCGATTCGGGGACATTCTTGATGTCGCCCTTCTTCAGCCACACCACGTCGGTGCCGTACATCACGTCCTTGTGGTTCTCTCGGTCGCACACGAGTTCGACGGCGATCACCGCTTTCGAGTCAGCCATTGCATCTCTCCGTGTTCTTGGGTGGAAATAGGCCCGGCAGGGTGAGTGCCGGGCCGTTTCAGTCGGTCAGTCCGATCAGTTCACCGTGCCGAGGCCAGTGCTGCTCGAGCCCTCGACGCCGATCATGTTGCCGCCTGCCGTCAGGTAGGCAACCGCCGCGCCGCCGCCGGCCAGCGTGCCGCCGGTCGTCAGCACCAGGCGGATGATCACGTCGACCTCGAACTTGATCGGGGCAAACGCGAAGTGGATCACGCCCACGGCGCTCGATCGCAGCAGGGTGTTGGCGCTGGGCACGAAGTACGCCGGCACCGCGGTGAGCGTGTCGGCGCTGTTCTTCTTCAGGTAGCCCATCGTGAACACCGACGCCGCGCCGCTGTCGATCGCGGCCGGCAGTTTCAGTGCCAGGTCGGTCAGCAGCAAGCCCTTCGGGATCGCCCAGCTCAGGGTGTCGCTGGTCGCCAGCGAGGTGACGGTAACACCGTCCTGGATGACGACTGCCCGGCCATCGGGCACCATCATCTTCGGACGCGCGTAGTTGATTGCGGTCATGTCAGCCATGATTTTTCCTTGGAAGTTGGGAAGGTGGGGTCAGGTCGCTCAGACACTGCGCTTGCGCACAACGCTGTCGATCACCAACACGCCGAAGTCGGTCGGCTCGTCGGCGCCGTCCGCGTTCGGGAAGCTCCAGCGCAGCTTGGCCTCGCTGCCCATGAGCTCGCCAGCGAACTCGTGGTTGCGACCGAAGTTGTCGGTGTGCTTCTCCAGCAGGTGGTAGGTCTCCTGCGACATCTTGTTGCCGCCGGACACGCAGGCCAGAGCCTGTGCGCCGAGGAACAGCGAGCGCGAAACCTGGTGCGTCGTGCTCAGGCCGGCCGCCACGGTGACGTTGGTCTCCGTCGCGGTCAGCTTGTTGGCGCTGGTGATGTGCGGAACGGTGTCGCTGGCGTCGAACCGGATCGGGAAGTTCATCTTGCGGATCAAGATGTCGTTCCAGAGCATGACCTGGCCAGAGAACAGCGGGTGCGCCTTCAGGTTGCCGTACTCGGCCCGGCGCAGCGCGTCGGCTTCCCACTTGCGGATGTTGCTCGTGGCGGTCGTGTCGGTGATGAAGTTGTCCCAGACCAGTTGGTCCATGAACAGCACGCCCTTGATGGGGCTGTCACCTGCGGCCGGGTCGCCAGGGATCTTGATGGGCAGCATGCGGATGCTCATCTCGCCCCACAGCGCGGCCAGTTCGTCGACCACCGACAGGCGCATGACGTCGGTGGAGACCACCGAGGCCAATTGCGCGCCACCCTGGATCAGCGTGCCGGCGCTCACCACGAAGTGGCGGTTGTACGTCGGGGCCTTGACCGGGTTGACCATCTGCGCGGCCAGCGAGGCAGGCGCCACACCGGCGACGGCCTTGGGCAGCACCCAATCCACGCCGTCGTTTGAGCCGCGCGCGCCGGCCATGTGCACCAGGCTGCGCTGCCACCGGAAGCGGGGCATGACGTCGGCCAGTTCCTTGATCGCGCGCTTGCGCAGGTCGTGCACGGTGCGCTGCTGGCTCATCTTGCCGCCAGCGGAGACCGGCAGGGTGGCCATGTTCAGGATCAGTTCCTGCTGGCTGTAGTTCAGGTCGGGTCCACGGCCTTCGGCGTTCTCGTCGCCCATGACGGCGATGAACTTGGCGATCTGCGCGCAATCGACCAGCACGCGGTCGCCGGCGGTCTTCGTCAGCTCGTCGACGCGCACGACAGGCATCCAGTTGGACGTCTGCTGGCTCATCTTGCGCAGCGACTCGTCCTCGGTCGGCATCGGGCCGGTCAGGGACTTCAGGGGGGTCGGCTCGCGGCCGGCCATGTAGGACAGGGTTTCCGACCAGCTTTTCTTGGCGATCGCCGAGGTGGTCGAGACGGTGGTTTCAGCCATGATGGCTCCTTAAGGATTGGGTCAGCGTGGTACGCGCCCGCTCTCGTCCATCAGGCCGGCCAGGATCTCGTCGTTTGACTTGTCCTTCCAGCCTGCGCGATTCGAGGGGGTGTGCGTGGGGGGTGTTCGGCCGCGGAGATCGTCGACCGACAGGGGCTGGTCTGCCGCCTTGTCGATCAGCGCCTTCGCGTCGGCCGCGGTGGGTTTTGTCGGTGGAGCGGGCGCTGCAGGGGGCGGCGGGGGCGCTGCGCTGTACTGCTTCTTCACCAGATCGACGGCGGCGGCCAGGCGCGCGGGAACGCTCTCCTTGCCCTTGCCCTTCCATTCCGGTGTGTTTCGCAGCATCAGGTCTGCGGCCTCAGCGGCTGCCCACTTGTCTGCATGCTCGGGAGACTGGTGCCAGTCGAACAGGTCGGGATTGTCCTCCACCAGTTCCTTGACGCCCGGGGGCAGGGGAACGGGTTCGAACTCGGCCTGTGCGGGAGCGGCTGCCGGCGGCTTGGCCGACATGACTTGCTTCGCCTTCTCGACGAATCGGGCGACCTTGGGGCTGAATTCCTTCAGGTCCTCCATGGTTTCCTCGTCGAGGTCTGTTTCGTCGCTGGCCGGGGCCGGCGCGACTTTCTTCAGCGCTTCGTTCTCGGCCTTCAGCCGCTCGATCTCGGTTTGCTGCCGGCGCTCCACATTGCGGAGTGCGCGGACCAGCTTGCGATCGTGGCTGGTCAGGTTTGCCTCGTCACCATCCTTGGCCTCGGCCGTGGCCGGTGCTGCGGGACTTGCTGGTGCGGCGGGTGCTGTGGCCGGGGCCTGTGCAGCAGCGCCTGGGGGCGGTCCTGGGACGGAAACGACAACGGGATCATCCTCCTCCAACTCGGGGGGGTGATTCAGCGCTACCAGTTCGTCGAAGCTCATTTCGCTCTTGGGCTTGTCCATGGTGTCTCAACTCTCCACGCCAATTGACCGCTGGCCGCGGGGCTTGCGCCCTATCCCTGGGTCCACGAAGCACCATCTGGGAATCCGATGGGTTCGGCTGTGCCACCTTGGTACACCCACTGGCGCGGTTTGCGGTTCGCCGGTGGGGCTGTGTGTCCGGATTGTAGACACGTGTTCGGGTTTGGGACAGTCAGGCGCTGAAGGCGGCGATTCGATCGCCCAGAACCTCGCTGTAGGTGCGCATGGCGTCGAGTTGGCGCCCCATGCGCTCGCGCTCCTCCAGGCTGACGCGCGCATCCTGCGGCGTGTCGTTGTGGAAGGCCGTCAGTCGCTCGATCTTGCCGTCCAGGTCGTTCTTCTCGAACACGACCCGCTGCTGGTGGGGTTGAAGGTCCATCGTTTGGATCCCGTCAGAACGTGGTCGGCTGCGCGATGCCGCGGATCACGGCCATGAAGCCGCGCTGAATGTCGGTGGCGCCAATGCTCACCCATCGCTGGTCCAACGTCGGCAGTTGGCCGGGCTCGGTGGGAGCGTTGTGGCCCATCGGGTGTGCGCTCGGGTGCTGCCTCAACTTGGCGATGTACTCGCCGCACGCTTCGGCCAGCGCCTTGCCCTCGTTCATCAGCGCGACCTCGGCCTCGCTGAGTTGGCGGTAGCCGGTGATCTTCGGTTGGGTGAAGGTGTCCATTCAGTCTCCTGGTATGCGGTCAGGCGACCGCTGGTTGCATGGCCTCGGCCATGGATTCTTCGATCAGGCGGTTGCGCTCGGCCTCGGGGTCGTTGGCGGCTTCGTCCTGGCCCAGCCCGGCCTGGCCGATGTTGGCGCCGATCTCGACCACCTGGGCGTTCAGCTTCTCGGTCTCGGCGCGGGTCTTCTGCACCTTGGCGGCCTTGTCCTCCATCTCGAGCCCGATGGCCATCTGCTTGACCTTGGCGTCCTGGGCGGCTTGGGCCTGCTGCTGGGCATCCATCTCGGCCTGCTTCTGCTTGTCGCCGGCGGTGGGCATGCCGAACGCCCGGCGCACGTCGTCGGCGCGCTCCATGCGGTCGGGCATGTCGGTCATCTCGATGAAGCCCGGCACCATCACGCCGGCGGCCTGCGGGCTGGACTGCGCGATCGCCTGGATCACGCTGGCGGCCTGCTGCTGCTGCATCATCCGGTAGCTCGGGGTGTTCGGCACGTCGCCCATGCCCACGCGCACCGCGGCGTCGGCCACGTTGTTGACGATGGTGCCGTCCTCGGCGGTGGCGTTGAGCACCACCACGCGGCGGGTGGAGCCACGGCCGACCTTGACCTTGAGCATTGCGGCCTTGTGGTCCTCGATCAGTTGGTCCAGCAGGATCTCGTGCACCAGGGCCCGGCTGTCTCGGTAGGCGTCGTTCAGGTCGCCCATGGCCACAGCACCCTGCTCGATCAGCAGGCTATTGGCGATGCCGCTGGTCACGCCGCTCGACGCCTGGCCGAGCTGGCTGCCGTAGACCCCGGGAACGTCCTGCAGCAGCTGCTTGGCGTCCTGCATGGCCTCGAACTGCTCCTTCTGCATGGTCAGGTTGTTCTCGACCCGGAAGGCCTGGGCGTTGGCGTTCGTTCGGTTGGCGTTCAGCACCACGGTCAGGTCCGGCCGCATGATCGCGTCGGCGATGTCGGTCAGGCTGTTGCTGTCCTTGTGCAGGGCGTCGTGGTCCATCACGATCTGGCGGGCGCGCAGCAGCCAGTTGATGCGCAGGCGGCGGGCGTTGTACTCGTCCTGGGGCCCGATCATCCCGCGGCCCAGGCCGTAGGGTGTGCGGTCCTCGTCGTCGCGGTAGGCGAAGAACGGCACGTAGGGGAAGTGCCGGCGGGTCGTGCCCACGTCCTGCAGGCGGTGCGGGCCGGCGAACAGCGCCACGCGGACCTGTGAAGTCTTGCTCTTGCGGATCTCGGCGCCACCGACCACGGCGTTGATGTGCGACTGGTTGGCGTCGTCGTAGATCATCCACCGGGTGGGGCTGACCCGGAACACCACGGCCACGGCGGGCACGCGATACCAGACCTCGTACATCATGATCCGGCGGCGGCCAGTGTCGAACCATTCGTTGCGGCCGCGCGTGCGACTGTAGCGGCGGAAGTCGTTGAAGGCCTCGACGCGCTCGATGTCGTAGTCGGTGGTGTCGATCGCAAAGTGGTTCCATCCGTTGGCGGCGTGGCGCAGGACCATGCGGTGCTGGGGCATCACGGCCTCGAGCTCGTCCAGGTCGGCCCACTCGCGGTGCACAAGCCAGCGCGCATCGCGGATCAGTGGGTCCTGTGCCTCCCAGTCCCACCAGACCTTGCGGCGGTCGATCGTGCG